TCATTCACCTTGGTTTGGTAATTGGACGCACCGCACACATATAGTGCATTTGTAGCCGGGTCGAAGTTATAGCAATTTCGACCGGAAATATTAAATCCCTCGTCCAATGTCCATTCTTCCATCAGCGGCTTCGTGTTTCTCGGATTTTCCAGCACAGACACTGTTTTCAGATAAGCTCTGCGCTTGGTGATGGTAAGTTTCGTACCACTATCAAATCGCAGATAATACGCCGCATCAGTATCCAGGTCGATTGCAAACAAAAGCTCTGTAACACCAGTAGTAAATCCGTTATATTTATCGCCAGTATTGGCATTGGTATAGCTCGTGTATACATACTGCAGATATCCATTGTCCACTGTGACAGCAAGTGGGTGATCCGAATTGAAAACCGCATTCGAGCTGCCGTAAGAAGTATAGCCGCCGTTGACATGGGTCAGGCACACACAGGAAATCGTGCCGTTGGCCTGGGATGTCTGGAAATCGTACACATATTTCATGTAACGGTCGGTGAGGTTCAGCTCGCTTTCTGTCTGGTTGAAACTCCCTCGTACTTTGCCGGTGGTGTTATTCTGTTGTCCGTACACAGCACTGCCGACTAACTGAGCTTCGGCAGGCGGATACAGCATATCGGCATTTTCTTCGATATTGGTATCAAACAGGAGCAAACCACCGAGCAGCTTCTGGTAATACGGAGCAAAGCTCTCGTACATCCTGCTTGGGTCCTTCACCAATCCCAGCGGCTTGAAGATATTCGCCAGTGCATTGGTCACCATATTGTGTTCCAGAACGGTTTCCGTCTGCCCTGTTTTGACATCGGTCAGCTCTATTTTCATTGTTCCTTTTAACATTTCTTGCGTCCTCCTTTAATTGATGTAGGTGATTTTGAAGCGGGATAGCGCCGCATTGTCGTGCAGGATAAAGTGAAAATACACTCTCCGGCTTTCCGGCAGACTGTTCCACAAATCCTCTACATCGGTATTCAGCCAATCGCCCAGCGGCACTTCATTGCTATATGACGCTCCATCATCCAGAGAAACACAGATACCAACATCGCCGGAATACTCTGCTGTCAGCAGTTTAATGCCAATAATGGAGATATGGCTCATATCAGCAACGGCATCCAGCACCTGCGAATACGGATACGCTTTCAATGTAGCTTTCAACAGTTCTTCACTGCCGCCGGATTTCCAGAAATAAAACTCAGGATTTACAAGCTGAGTCAGCTGTTCTGCGGACGGCAGTTCCTCAAATCCGTATTTCAAAAACATAGCGGCTGTCAGACTTTCGATATTACAGACCATCAACTCACCGTCCGCAAGTGTATAAAACGCATCACCTTGTTTCAACAGATAGCCATAAGATTCACTGCCTTTCTGCTCATACATTGCATATACGACTTCCCATGACCGTCCGGCGTTGTCCTGATGATAAAAGCTGACCTGCGTACCACCGCCTATACCATCAAAAAGAGTAAGTGCTGTAGTCGTTCCGTTGCAGATCAGCTCCGATGTACCTGTGTTTCCACTGGTCGGAGTCTGAATCACATTGAGGAACATATCGTTGTTGGACAGCAAAAACAGTTCAAAAATCAGCCGATTGCTTTCAACACGATTGCTGTAAACGGTGTAGCCTTCAAAGCGGATTTTCAGAAATTGCAGCCCATTCGAGGTTTCTCCAAGCTGTCTGTATATGGCTGTGGAGCAGCCGTCTCTGCGTAAAATCCGTAATTGCTCAGAGCTTGTTCCAAATCCAAGCCAATGGTTGCTGGAAATATACAAAGGCGCTGCAACTATTCCATTGAACATAAAGCCGGATAATCCTTCGGTCGAGAAGGTGCCGTCATCGTTATAGGAACTGCTGATGGCTGTCATATTCTCAGAAGTATTGAGAAATGGAGTCAGTACTGTTTTAAGAATTCCCACTTCAGAAATAAAATGAAGCGTCAATTCGGTTTCTGCCACAAAGGTCAGTCCATCACAGGCAATGGGAGTATCCAGCTCATACGGCAATGCACCACGAAATATGAGGTCACTCATTTCGATATCAGAGTATACAGAAATTTCTCCTGTTCCCTCAAAGCGATATATCCGCAAAGCCTGTTCAGGAACATAGAAAAAGGGACTTTCCGAAAGAAACACATCTTCCGGCTGTCCCTTACTCCACAGATATTTGGTTTCATCTATCAGCATTTTGCCACCTCCAATCGCTCCACACGTTCAAACTGCTCCGTATTCACCGCAAGGTGCTGGAGCATTCCGCTGTTGATTTCTTCCGTTTCGGACACATAGGTATAATCACTTATCATGCAAAAAGCGCCGCTTTCATTGACTTCTACCATCGTCACATCGTAATGTGGTGGGAAGTTCTTATCCACCGTAAAGGTTTTGATGACTTCCATAACGGACAGACGCTCATTCAGCAGGTCATAGCCAAACGCAACATCCGCAATCTCAATTCTGCCGATGCGCTGTGTGACAGCATTGCGTTTCTGTGCCGGGAAGATTACCGCGGCTCGGTCGGTGAAGCCATCATGCATAAACTGCGTTTCTGCAATCGGAATACGGTCGATGGCTTCGGAAATGCTGATACGGCCATTCCAGTCACCGATACCGGCTACAAGACCCTGACCGCTGATGGTTGCACGAATCTGCATCTCACCAATGCTCATGGTGCCGCCGCTGATATTCAGCAGTACGGATAGGGTGTTCTCACTGTTTTCGATTACCTGTGTAATGGGAAGAAACAGCGTCAGAATATGCTTTCCAGCAATGCAGGTTTTCTTCGGATAAAAGGTCTTGACCTCTTCGTTGTTCATTTTGTAGGTGACGGTCAGCTCAGACTGGCCAGTTTCCGAAAATGTAAATGCAACTTCTTTTGTGTCAGAGCTGTCGGCATTTTCCTCATCTGCATCTGTCTTTTCAGTAGGCACCGCCCCATGAATGGTGCGGATCACCTCATCGTTTTTGACCTCAAAGAGAATCTCCGCTAAAAATGTAGCTGTCGTGTCCTCTTTGGAGGTGAAGGTGATTGCCAGAACCTCAGTTTTATTGTTTCCAATGGTAAACGGAGTCGTATTCACAAAGTTATATACGACAATTTTTCCGGCTTCTATCTGGTTCAGCAGACCGGTGATGTTCTTATCATTTTTGCTCTTTGCCGCCGCCAGATTTGGATTTTTGCCTACACACTTCAAGCTGTGCTTTCCGTTTATCTTGTAGGTAATGCTCGTGATGCAGGACACCTGCGTTTCATCTGCATGACCGCCGGAGAAGCGCAGGACATCCATTGGGTCGAAGGCAGGATTTCCGATGGTGCTGCTGTCAAAAGGAACATAGCGCACCACCGAAATGGCGTTGAGGATATTATTCAGCAATCTTGCTCTTGCAGTTTTCAGACCAAACTGCAAAAGCGGATTTACCCCAAGGTTCATGGTCAGGGCATCGTCCGGGTCAAGTGCATAATATTCCGCTTCTTCCGTCATCATATTGGTGGAGGATACCGCTGTGTACCTGGTAACAAAATCCGAATAGCTGCTGTCGAAGCGATGTCGGCTCGGTACCTCTGCTACAGGTGCGATGCCATAAGGAATCATCTGCAGCTTACCATCCCGGTTTATCTGGCAAACACAGCCAAGTACCTGTGCCACATAATATATAAGGTCACGATAGCTCTCCATGTCATTATCCGCATAGATGCCGAGGGTTTCCTTGCCGTTTGGCATAGCATCGATTTCCGCTTTGCTTTGAGCCAGTTCCACTTTGCATTCGGTGCAGGCCATCAAAAGAAAACTGTACGCAGTACCGCTGGATGCGTTGAGCTTCAGCTCCTTGTCGAAGCGGAGCATATAATCATAGGCTTTCAGTTCCAGTGTTTTGATATTGCGGTTGGCTTCGTTGACCTCGAAAACGCCCATAGGAATTGACTCCACAGAACCGTCTGTCAGCGTCAGATGAAACCATAGCCGGATTTCTGCACCATCCAATGTATAACGGTCAATATTGGAAAACAGGGTAATGCCCATCTCGGCGGCATATACAGAGCCAAGCTCTATCTCGGAGCTGCCACAACACTGCCGGGTAATATAGCCGCTGCCTTTGACAATATTCTTGTTTGTAAACTCGTAGGTTTTCTTATTCTTGGCGGTGATGGTGCCAGACCAGCTGTATTTTCTTGTATTGCTTTCAATCGCCTGCATAAAGGCATCCGATACAGGATACAAAAACACCACCTCCGTCAAAATTCATTCAGCGTAAAGCTCACTGTCCAAAGACCCTTATAGGAAGTATCTTTTTCCAGCTTTGCTTTATAGCCGCTGATGTACATTTCTGTTTCCTTCTGTGCTAAATCCTCAGTGTCAAAATAGAGAACTGTTATCTTCGGCAGTTTGGAGAACGCCGTCAGCCGTTTCAGCCATGCGGGTGATACCGAAAAGGACACTGCGATTTTTACCACACCGCTTCGCACCACATCCCTCTGCGTAGTTCCGGCTTCTGTTTCTCCGCTGGAATCCGCTTCAACATCAGAAAGGTCAATGTCATAGGAATCCGGCAGAGGAAGGTCAGTGCCATTGAAATTCAAATATTGCATAAATGCCATCGTTACCGACCTCCACTTCTGAGATTTGCCCTCTGCTGGGCATTGATAATGACCTCATCCAGCATCGTGCCGCCAAGGTACACAGGAATAACAATATCGCCGCTCGGATTATTCACCTGCGACAGCCCTTCCCGAATTGCCGCCGTAATGCCGGAGAGTGTGTCTGCCGTACCTGCGGACACTGCCGCAGTTGCTGTTTCCATTCTGCCAATCTGCGGATTGATGACCATATCCGCCGCAACACCGTCCATTGCCTTGGCTACCAGTCCTTTGCTCTGTTCGATGCCTTTGGCAAGTCCCTGCATGAAGTCCGGCATCCAGGATTCATAATCCGTCAGAGGTCCCTCATCCGGCACAGAAAAGTGCAGGACAGAACGAATCTTGTCTGCTACTCCTGTTACCGCATCGGACACAGCACTGATGCAGGACTTGATGCCGTTGACGATGCCCATAACGAGGTCTTTGCCCCAGTTAAATGCCTGGGATGCCAGCCCCTTTACATAGCCGATCGCTTTTTCAAAGCCTGAATGGATCACATTGTAGATCTGTCCGATGGTGTTGCCGATGGCAGTTTTTACATTGTTCCAGATGCTTGTGACCGTACTTTTGATAGCATTCATCACTGTGGAAACCACAGATTTGATACTGTTCCATACGGAAGATACAACGCCCTTGATGGCATTCAGCACTGTTGTCACAGCAGTCTTGATGGCATTCCATATGGTGGTTACCACATTTTTTATTGCTGTCAGCACCGTAGTAATTACCGTCTGAATTGCCGTCCACGCAGTCTGGAAAATATTCTTGATGGTTTCCAGAATCGGTGTGAGGAAGGTCACGATGCCGTTCCATATCTCACTGATTTTCTGCGAAATGGCAGTTAATGCTCGTTCTATCAGAATTTTAATTGCCTGGAATATTGTCTCGAATAAATAGCGGAACGCTTCGAGCAGTGGAGAAATCGTGTCATAGATGCTCTGCCAGATGGAAGTAATCGTATTCCATATGGTAGTCATCACACCGCTGATTGCTTCCCACGCCGAAGAGAATACACTCTTGATGCCTTCCCACAGCGTAGTGAAAAAGCCGGAAATTTCACCCCAGAGCGTTTGTGCCAAAGAAAGAATGCTTTCCCACGCTGTAGAAAGAAACGAAGTGATCGCATTCCAGGCTGTAATTACTGCTTGTTTGATACCTTCCCACAAATCAATCCAAAACTGTCGGAATCCCTCGTTCGTATTCCAGAGATAGATAAATGCCGCTACCAGTGCGGTAATCGCTGCAATGATGAGAACGATAGGATTGGCAAGCATCGTGACATTCAGAGCTGCAAACGCTGTTTTTACTGCACTGATGGCACTTGCGATTTTCGGAACGACTGTCATAATCGTACCGACCGCAGAGATCACCTTGCCGATTACAATGAGGACGGGACCGATAGCAGCCGCAAGCAGGGCAACCGTTACGACCACTTTCTTCGTGCCTTCGTCCATGCTGTTGAGCCAGTCTACGAACTTCTGTACCCAGCCGACAATCTGCTTGATTGCTGGCATCAGAAGCTCACCAAAGGAAATGGCAAGACCCTCAAGAGCAGATTTCAAAATTGTGATCTGTCCCTGCAGGTTATCCAGCTGTGTGTCTGCCATCTGCTGTGCAGCTCCGGCACTGTTCGTGATAGAGCTTTGCAGGCTGTCCCAGGTATCGCCAGTGTTGGCAAGCAGGGCATTGACCGATGCAAGGTCGGTCTTATTGAATATGGTGGCGATGATATTGGCTTTGTCAGCCGATGTCATGCCGTCCATGCTCTTATTGAGGTCACCCAGGATGTCGTTCAGGGAGCGCATATTGCCGTTGGAATCATAAACGGAGACTCCAAGCGCATCCATCTGCGCCGCCGCTTTATCGGTAGGGTTCTGTAAGGACAGAATCACATTTCGCAGATGGGTACCGCCTTCAGCGCCTTTGATACCGTTATTGGCAAGGATACCAAGTGCTGTATTCAGTTCGGCAGTACCGCCCTTGATGGACTTTGCCGTTGCACCGATGGTCAGGATACCTTCGCCCAGCTGTGCTACGGAAGTATTGGTGGACGAGGCGGTCTTTGCCATCTGGTCAACCATCTTTGTTGACTCATCCACACCCATACCGAGAGCAGACATAGCATCTGTTACCATATCCGATGCAGACGCAAGGTCAATGTCACCTGCAGCGGCAAGGTTCAGAACGGTTGGAAGGGTGTCGCACATCTGCTGGGTATCGTATCCGGCAAGTGCCAGATAGTTCAGAGCGTCCGCACATTCCTTGGCGGAGAATGCGGTTTCAGATCCCATCTTCTTTGCAAGCTCGGACAGCGTATCCATCGTATTGACAGACTGCCCATCCACCGTAGACATGGAATCCTTCGTAATTCCCATCGTGGCCTGTACCTGCGACATGGACGATTCAAAGTTTGCCGCTGTGGTGACTGCCGCCGTTCCAAGTCCAGTAACTGCCGCAGTGACCGGGAGCATCTTCTGCCCGGCAGAAGAAATATTGTCTCCGACCGTTTTTAGCTTTTCACCTGTTGCAGAAATCTTCTGCAATGCAGCAGCAGACTGATTTGCTTGTTCTTCCAGCTTTTTGAGGTCTTGCTCGGTTTCGATGATTTCCCGCTGCAAGGCATCATATTGTTCCTGAGAGATGTCACCGTTGGCAAGTGCTGTATTTGCCTGTTCTGCGGCAGTTTTCAGCGTGGTCAGCTTTTCCTTGGTTTCGGATACTGCGTCAGAGAGCAGTTTCTGTTTCTGTGCAAGCAGTTCTGTATTGCCTGGGTCGAGTTTCAGTAGCTTTTCAACATCCTTCAGCTGTGCCTGTGTATTCTTGATTTCTGAATTGACACCCTTTAAGGCTGTCTGTAATTTGGTAGTATCGCCGCCAATTTCAACAGTGATACCCTTGATTCTGCCTGCCGCCATAGCACACCTCCTCTCTGAAAATGGGCATAAAAATTGCCCGGCATTGCTGCCGAGCGTTAAAAAGCATCGAAATCTTTCTGCGTAGCCATCTGCGAATAGCCTTTATACTCATCATTTCCACTTTCTGCATACATATCGTTGACCATTCCTATCGTGAGCAGATCGAGGTCACGAATAGAAATGCCAAGCTGTACACAGCGGAGCAGAAATAACGGTGTTGTCATTTGGCGGTCAGTTGGGCGAAGTTTTTTTTAGAAGAAATATCCGTCTGCACATTCAATCCCCACAGTTCGATAATCTTCGGCAGCACCTGGTAAATGGAAAAGGTGTTGAATTCATCCAGCCATTCCTCCGGGGAGTCAGGGATAGACGGGTCTGCGTGCTTTGCCATCACATAGGCGATGTTCTCGAACATTTCAAGGGAGAACATATCAAGACGGGAGTTTTCCTCATCGCCATTTCCTACAGCCTTGCCGAGCGCATCCAGGTCTTTGTAAATGTCGCGATGGAACTTGATGCGATAAATACGGGGAATAGCCGCAGATGCCTTAAATGGCACCTGCTTTCCATCAATTTCAATTTTCTGAATCATACTCATAGCTTTACTCCTTCACAGCTTTTGCGGTTGTCTTGGTGCTTTGCTCCGATACATCTGATGCGGCTTCTGCCGCTGCCGCAGGAAGATATACAGATTTGTACCAGTCCGTATAAATCTTTTCAGTGGTATCATCGCCGGTCTTAGCTTTTACATAGCCGCTTGCCAGCGGAGTGGCCTTGACCGACAGCGTTTCCGTCTGCACCTCGATCTCATCCTCGTTGGTCTGGGATTCGATGGACGGACGGCTTGCCACACAGTTGTACAGCACATGACGGATTTTCTTCACATCACCATCAAACTCGAACAGAAGTGCAAAGTTCGCCGTTTCCACATTGGCGTTCTCTAACAGCACCTTGTTGGTATCCAGCGTTTCCTTCAGCACATCGGTACGGAAGGACTCAGGAATCATCGCAAGCTCCAGATCACCCTCATAACCCATGTTGTTGCTGATGGTGTAATATGCATACCCGTCTGCATAGAAGTTGCTCGGCTCACCGTTTGCATCCAGGGAAAGGGATACCGCACCGGGCATCGGAACAGGCGTACCAAAGGACACATCGCCGTTATCACCGATGGTCTGCAAAGCGTAATGCACATTGCAGATATTGAATTTCACCTTATTTTTCTTAGGCATATCAGTTTACCTCCATTTCAAATGTGTACAGGACTTCGTATAGCTTCTCCGAATCAATCCACACCTCGGATTTGTCATAAAAAATGCCATGCTCATCAAGCACAGCTTCGACTGTCTGTTCTGCCGACAAGTCCTTGCAGTCGGTATACAGCTCGATATGGATTTCATTGATTTTGTAATAGGCCCTGCCGTCAGCGGAGAAGTTGTCACTGTTCGGTATCAGATAACAGATGAACGGCGGGTCCGGACTCTCACCCTCTGCAAAATGGTCATACGCAAAGGGAAGTCCGATTTTTTCAAGAATTGCTGCTATTTTCTCCATTGATTATCCTCCCAGCGCCTTTTCTACTTCGGACTCCAAAGTCTGCACTGCTTTTTCTTCGGCAGGTGCAATGTGCGGTCTTGCGGCAACACGACCGCTGCCGCGCTTGGCATGACCATGCTCCAGAAGGTGAGCAATCTGGTAGCGGTTCTTGGAATGCACCACCACATCCAGTGAGTTTGCGGTTTCCTTTACCGTTTTGACCGCCCAGCTCTTTGCATATTTGCCGGTGTCCCTGGGAGCTGTCTGCGAAATTTCATCCTTTACGGATTTTCCTGCTTTCTTTACCGCTTTTTTCAGATCATCGGTTGCAAAGTCAGCATATTCCTGCAAACCTTCCATAATAGCCGAAGCCATACGGTCAATCGGTACTCTGTCTGATGCCATGTCATCTCCTCACTTTCTGACAGGAGAGCTTGATACATTTCCTTTTGAAATTCACATGATCCACTGCCCAAATATCATATAGTTCACTTCCAAACTGCACTCGGTATCCAGTTGAGGTGAGGGCAGTAGCCTTCTTGCAGTAACGGATCGTGAAATCAATCTTGGAATCGTCTACTACAAGACCGGCATCGGTGGACTCTTTCCCAGCTTCAGCACTAACGGTGGCATAGCAGGTATAGTAATCTTTCCAAGCGTTCTTTCGATTCCCGATGGCATCCGAGATGACCTCATTCTTCTGAATGTAGATGCGAACATTTAGTAACTCAATATTCATCAGAAGGCCTCCTTCCTGGAACCGAAGAGAAGAGAGCGCAAAGTCAGTGTCAGAGCATGATGGTCAGCTTCCTCACGGTGTTCGTAGAGATAGGCTACCGCATAATAGACAGCGGGCTTTGCATTCTCACTTTTTTCAAAGGCATCTTCATTCTGCCTTGTGATATCCATGCAGAGGCGTGTAGCCGATGTGATGAGTGTTTCAATAAGGGAATCGTCATCGTCAAAGTCTACTCGGAGATACTGTTTCATTTCTTCTAAAGTAACAATCATCGTTTATCGCCTCCAATCATAAAGGGAAGACAGCGCCCTCATAAAAGAAGACGCTACCTTTCAGGTTTAGCCCTTAGAAGAACCACTGAGTTTCAAAATCTGTACTGCTTCCGGAAGGATTAGCTTGCCATCGACACGTTCCTTTGCTACATAGCCAATCATACCGTTGCCTGCAAAGAGCTCAGTGAGCTGCTTGAAGGAACGAGTACCACGATCACCAATGTTGTAGTAGCTGTAATCACCGAAGGCAATGGCATTGTCCGGCGCATACGCAGAAGTATGAACAGCGTAGCCCAGCACCTTGTCCGGTTCACCTGCCTGATAGGACGGCTGCCAAATGTAGGCACCATTATTGTCCTTCAGCTTGCGAAGCTGTGCCAGCGTCTTGTCGTTCATGATAAAACTTGCATTCTTACGATACGGACGCTTAAGAGCATATACCAGGTCGAGCATATCATCAGACTTGAGCGCAGCAGAAAGCGTACCGGCTACTGTACCGCCGCCAGTCGCAGCGAAAAGACCGGTCGGCTTGCCGGAACCGTCACCATTGAGGAATGCATCTTCCTCGGCATTAGCGAGAGCCTTGCCAAACTGGTCGATAATATAATTTTCAAGACCGAAGGCGTTATCATAGAGAAGTTCTTCGGTTACCTTGATAGCTACATGGAGCTTGTGCGCATCCAAAAGGATCTGGCTGAAAGTCGCATCAGAGAACTGAAGTGCGCCACCTTCCTCGATCCATGCAGCTGCAGGTTTTGTAGCAGCGATGTTGATCTTATGCTCACCGGAAGTTGTGATGGTGTGGCCAAGACTTCGCATGATGTTTTCTTCGGTAAGGACATCAATCAAACGACTGTCATATTCCTCCGGTACAAGGTAGCCGCCGTCAGCGTCCACACCTTCCTGCAGAATATTGGATACCTGACGGAAGTTGGTACGGAGTGCCTGAAGCATACCGTTCTTGTATTCATCAGAAGCACGACCGGTTTTTACTGGTTTATCAGTGACAGAATTGCCCGGCTTAGAAGTGAGAGGTTTGTTTACCGGCTTGTTAAGCTCGGCTTCCAATGCTTCCTGTCTTTCAAGACGAGCAATTTCCTTACCGAGATCTGCGATTTCCTGTTCCATTCTGGAATAAGTAGCATCATCCTCGGCAGTAAGAGTACCTTTCTCGGTACGATGAGAATCGAGAAATGCCTTGGCAGCATTCCACGCTGTATTGCGCTTTTCACGCAGTTCTAAAATAGTCATGGTTGAATACCTCCATTAAATGTATTGTTTGATTAGGTCAAGACGCTCCATAAGAGAATCTACAGAGCGTTCCGGTGTTTCAGGCTTTTTGATACGGCACTTCGCAGCCAATTTATCCATAAGAGAATTGGTTACTGCCGCACGAGAGAAGAGCATCGGACCAGTAATGTTATTTTCTACAGGTGTTTCAGCAGGTCTTGTCAGGATCTCGTCGGCAAAACCCATATCGATAGCTGTGTGTGCATCCATCCAGGTTTCTGCATCCATGAGATGAGAGAGCTTGGCACGGCTCATGCCCGTTTTGATTTCATAGGCGTTAATGATGGACTCTTTGACTTCATCCAGCATGGCGATAACTTTTTGCATTTCGGATGTATCGCCCATAGCTGCAGTCATTGGATTATGAATCATGAGCATGGAAACTGGTGATACCAGCACTCTTGTACCTGCCATAGCGATGACAGATGCAGCAGAGGCTGCGATGCCATCAATCTTCACAGTGACATTACCGGGATATTCCATCATCATGTTGTAAATTTGAGCAGCGGCCACACAGTCGCCTCCCGGAGAGTTAATCCAAATGGTTATGTCCCCGTTTCCGGCAAACAGTTCATCTCGAAAGAGTTTAGGTGTGATATCGTCATCAAACCAGCTTTCCTCTGCGATGGTGCCGTTTAGAAACAGTGTCCTCTCCAGTGTCTGTTCCTGCGTCTCCTGATTGGTCACCGTCTGATTCTTCCACTTCCAGAACTTCTTCATCGTTCTCCTCCTTTCCGGCAGCAGTGGTAGCTGCGAATATTCCTGCATCCTCCAGCTTGGTCATGTTTCCGTTGATGAGATATAAGTCACCACCAAGTTCTGGTGGGATGAGGTCCAGGTTTTCAAGTTCACGGATATCGTTTGCTGACATCCAGCCGTTCTGCCTTGCAGTGGCATAACCGTTCATTCGGCTCTGATAATCACCTCGCAAGAGACCGTCGACATTGAACTTTACAAAATAAGCAGCCTTCTCTGATTCAGATAGAAGGGCACGATTGATGGACTGTTCCCAACGGACAATCCAAGGCTCCAAGGTGTACTTCACAAATTCGAGAGATTGCTGCTCAATATTAGAAAAGCTCGACTTCTCTAGGTCACCGACCATGTGGGGCGGCACTCTAAAGATTCGAGCTATTTCATCAATCTGAAATTTTCTTGTTTCCAGAAACTGTGCTTCATTTGGGGAGATGGAGATAGGTGTGTACTTCATACCTTCTTCCAGAACTGCTACCTTGTGTGAGTTATTCCCAGAGAAGCCCTTGGTCCAACTTTCTCTGACTGCTTCCGGATTTTTTACGGTACCGGGATATTCCAGAATACCTCCCGGTGTGGCACCGTTTGCAAAGAACTTAGCACCATATTCCTCGGTCGCAATGGCAAGTCCGATGGCGTTCTTCGCCATAGCAATAGGAGAGTAACCGACCAGACCGTCAAAGCCAAGGCCTGGAATATGGAGCACATCCGATGGCTTCAGGATGACTGTTCCGTTTTTCATAGTTGGTGCATCGGAATCTTGCATTTGATATTGGTAATACAGGTGGCCTTTATCGTCACGATCCACACTCATTCGATTTGCCATTAGCGGATAGAGAGAAATGACTTCACCCTTGCCATTTCGGATAATTTGCGCATAGGCATTTCCATAAAGAAGCAGATGCGTCATCAAGGTCTCTCGGAAGACAAAGGATGTCATTTCCGGATTTGGCTCATCGTGAATTAGTCGATACAGAGGGTGCTTGAGAGCCTTTTCTTTGCTGCCAGAGTCCGTGTATTTATAGACATGGACCGGAAGCCCAGCAATGGACTCCGAAAGAATTCTGACACATGCATAGACGGCAGTCATTTGCATGGCACTTCGTTCATTGACAGCTTTGCCGGAGTTGCTTCCACCAAAGAGAAAGCGATAGGCACTGCCATTGGTGCTGTTGGTGGGCTTGTCTCTTGAGTGAAAAATTCCTGATAAGAATCCCATAAATATTCCTTTCTGCCGCAAAGGGCGTATAAAATTCAAAGTTTCGTCATAAAATAATCTATGTAAATGCTTGCAATCGCAAGCAAAAGCAAATATAATAAAGAAAAAGGAGGCGATACTATGGCAAATACATCTGCTGTTTATGCAAGAATAGATACCAATCTCAAGGATAACGCTGAGAGCATTCTTTCTCAGCTTGGCATTTCTCCATCCAGTGCAATTCAGATGCTTTATAGCCAGATTGTACTGAAAAAGGGCATGCCATTTGAATTGAAACTTCCTTCTTCTAAGCCATTAGCTGTTGGTGCAATAACCAGAGAACAGCTTGATGCAGAACTTCAGAAGGGTGTTGATTCCATCAAAGCAGGAAAGGTATATTCTGCAGATGAAGTCGATGCGGCACTTGCAAAGGAGTTCGGCATATGACGGATAGCTACAAGGTCGGCTATTCTGTAGATGCACTTGACGATTTGCGTGAAATCTATTCGTACATTGCGAATGAACTCCTTGTTCCGGAAACTGCTACCGCTCAGCTGAGCCGCATCCGAAAAGAGGTTCGTTCATTGGATTTCATGCCAGCTCGTTATGCGTTAGTTGACTGGGAGCCTTGGCGTTCGATGAAAATGCATCAGCTTCCGGTAGACAACTTTATTGTATACTACCTTGTTGATGACGAGGAAAGGACAGTTACAATAGCACGAACATTCTACGGTGGCCGTGACATCGAAGGAATCATAAATTCAAATAAGTAACTAAGAATGGAGCTTTTGCGTAAAAACAAGAGCTCCATTTTTCATATGAACAAAATTCCTCTTTCATCGTAGACAGAAGCACCTGTATTATTTCCACAGCGGATCGCACGATCAAGACCCATGATGGTGGCAACAGCTCCGTCAATTTTCTCTGTGGATTTTTCTTTGTATGCTTTTATATTGCCAGCTGGATCAGTGCGGATATAGATATTATCCATCATCCAGCGAAGCACTGGATGACCTCCGTGAGCCAGCTTTTGCTCCAGCGTTAGCTTCATAAGTTCTTTTGTCGGTGGGGACATATCCTTAAATCCCTGACCAAACGGAACAACAGTAAAGCCCATGCCTTCTAAGTTCTGTACCATCTGAACAGCTCCCCAGCGGTCAAAGGCGATTTCTCTGATATTGAAGCGTTCTCCGAGACACTCTATAAATTTCTCAATATAGCCGTAGTGGACAACGTTTCCTTCTGTGGTCTCCAGAAAGCCTTGATGTTCCCAGACATCGTAAGGGACATGGTCTCGCCTTACTCGAAGGTCCAGCGTATCTTCCGGTATCCAGAAGTACGGAAGGATGCAGAACTTGTCATCCTCATCTAACGGAGGAAATACTAGCACGAAAGCTGTAATATCTGTGGTGGAGGATAGATCCAGGCCACCATAGCAGACACGGCCTTCTAAGGATTTTTCATCAACTTTGAATGAGCAGGCGTCCCATTTTTCCATTGGCATCCAACGGACTGCCTGCTTGACCCACTGGTTAAGCCTTAGCTGTCTGAAGGAATTCTCCTCGCCGGGATTCTGTTTAGCAGATTCACAGGCAGCTTCGACCTTGTCGATGCCGACCGTGATACCAAGAGAAGGGTTGGCTTTCTTCCAGACTTCCGGATCTGTCCAGTCATCGGTTTCGTCGGCACCATAGATGACAGGATAGAAGGTCGGATCGATTTTTCTTCCTTCTAAGATGTCTTTGGCCTTCTGGTGCGTTTCATAGCAGATGCTATTGGTATCTGTTCCGGCGGTTGTGATAAGGAAGTAAAGCGGCTGCATCCTGGCGTCGCCGGAGCCCTTGGTCATAACATCAAAGAGCTTTCGGTTGGGCTGAGTATGTAGCTCATCGAATACGACACCGTGAATGTTAAAACCATGCTTCGAGTAAGCCTCAGCGGACAATACCTGATAGAAGCTGTTGGTCGGTTGGTAGACAATACGCTTCTGGGAAGCGAGAATTTTTACTCGTCGATTCAGTGCAGGACACATACGCACCATATCTGCAGCAACATCAAATACGATGGTTGCCTGCTGGCGGTCAGCTGCACAGCCATACACCTCAGCACGTTCTTCACCATCACCGCAGGTAAGGAGTAGGGCAACGGCAGCAGCAAGCTCTGACTTGCCCATTTTCTTAGGAATTTCCACATAGGCAGTGTTAAACTGTCGATAACCGTTTGGTTTCAAAGTGCCAAAGATATCCCTTATAATCTGTTCCTGCCAGTCGATAAGCTCAAAGGGCTTACCGGCCCATGTGCCTTTGGTGTGGCAGAGGCATTCGATAAAATTGACTGCGTAATCTGCCATCTGTTTACTATAGGTGGAGTCCGCAGCCATAAAGCGTGTCGGTGTGTAGTTTTCAAGTTTACGCAAATGTATGCGCCTCCTTTCGCAGAAATAAAAATAGCCGCCAGGTGGCGACGTCTATAACGAGGAACAGCCCCGTCCGGGACCGTCCTGCCTGATATTATTTTCAGGTGGTTCAGTTTAATTCGTTTAACAGGATGCTAAGTGCAAGTTTGGCTTCTTCACATGTGGGCTCAATGTCCCAGTCTCTGTCGTAGTTGGCAATCCACTCACCATTCATCTTCAGGCTGAGTTTTGAAATCTTACCACCGTTGATACCGTAATCTTTACTCGGTTCATCAAAGTATTTCACCCAGTATTTTACGCTTTTGTATCCGCCATCTTTCTTTGGAATTCCGATTGTTCCTTCTTTCCACATGGTTTATGCCTCCTTTACCGTCATCTTGATTGCAGGGATAAGGGCGTGTTCGCCGGTCTTCCAATCCGTGTAGCGTGCCTTTACTGTGGTAAGGCCTGCCATGCTGATTCCTTGCTTTTCGAAGGCTGCAAGGGTTTCGATGAGGCTTGAAAAGGTGGAGCTGATGGTAAATTCGGTGATGCCGTTGGCCCTCAAGGTCTGAGCAATTTCTTCAATGTCGTAATCCCAAATGACCTCATTGAAGTCGATGAGCTCGTTTCCGGTTTCTTTGCTGGTTCTGTATGCCCAGAATAAGGTTGCGTTAATGTTGAGCTCTTCAAGGCTTGTGGCATTCTGCTCAATGGCTGCTTCAAATGTTCTGATTTCTTTCATGGTAGGTTCCTCCTAAAAATGTGTATTGTCTTTTGGTAGTACTATATATCACTCTAAAAGCACATAATAGCAAGTTAATTTGAGACATATAGTACACAAATATTCGTGAAGAAAACTGTGCATTTTAGTCGTTGGTCGGAACCTTTTGGCAGCGATCTACACCGTAGATGATATTGAGCCCAGATCCGTTGTCCCAATCCACCATGATACTGCCGGTATCGTCGACACCAATGACAGTGCCACGTGTGCCAATTGGAGGGGCCTGTGCGTCGTCCATCTGGACAAGTTCTACACGGGTGCCAGCAGGATAAAGGCGGCGCTGGCGGGCCACCTGTTCCTTACTTGGAAATTGCATGGCCTTCACCTCCTTTGAATGCGCTGTTGCCCGGAAGATATCTCATCAGGATCTTGCGGTCTGTTTTGTACTCATCGCCGATGAAGCCGAGGCGAAGAAGAAAGCAGCGGAAAGCGTAGCGTTCGTTGTCTACTGGCTTTTCAGTAGCGCTAATTCGTTTCTGATCCTTGCTCATTTTGCAAAGAGCTGCAATCAGTGTGCTGTAGGCATGGATTTCATCAGGTTCAGGAAGTTCTGAGAACCAAGGAAAGGAAATGCTGTCTTCATTCAGCTCAAAGCGTAGATCATCAATGTGCAGGGCGTGCTTGATGAGAAAGCCTTTGGCATCCAGAAGATTGGTGAGGTTCCCAACATTAACATCCTCAAGTGGAATGGTAATGGTAAGTCCTGTTTCTTCTGTAGAAGTTGCTTCAACTTCTGGTTCCTGAGCCGAGTGAAAATCTGTTTCTTTCGGGCAGTAGCCGTTTGCATTCAAGAGATTGAGCAGTTCGTCAAATTCAGCTTGGCTCAGAGTGTCCGGGCCTTCAATGTTTCCTTCTCGTGTCAGAAGAAAGTCTCCAATCTGATAGCCGTAGGAAGGGGCTCTCAGATACTGAGGTTTTGTGTTCTTGTACTCGCCAAGCAGGGCTGCCAGCGGCTTTCTTTCGGATTCGTTTAAAATAATGTTCATGTAGGTGTCCTCCTTTGTTTTGGTAGTACATATATCACTCTAAAGGCACATAATAGCAAGCGATATCGGAGAAAAACATCGACAAATATGTGCCCTATGGATTGTGTACATTACCTACTTACAAAAGAGTGGCATCCTCAGCTTCCAGAGTAATTTCATCGTAGGAATAGGTTAAACCATCACGGATGACGGAAACCTTCTCAGAGGAACCGACCTGCTCGATGTAACGTTTGACAATGACATCGCAGAACTTTTCATCCAGCTCTATGGTGTAGCAGATACGACCGGTTTGTTCACAGGCGATGAGCGTGCTGCCGGAGCCGCCAAACGGGTCGAGGACCAGAGAGTTGGTCATGCTGGAATTCATAATCGGATAGGCCAGAAGAGGAATAGGCTTCATTGTAGGATGATCACCATTCTTTTTAGGCTTATCAAATTCCCAGATGGTCGTTTCTTTTCGTCCGGTATACCACTGATGCTTACCAGATTTTTTCCATCCAAAGAGACAAGGCTCATGCATCCATTGGTAAGGGCTGCGTCCGAGGACAAGGGACTGCTTTTTCCAGATACAGCAGCCAGAGAGATAAAAACCAGCATCGGCAAAAGCTCTGCGGAAGTTAAGGCCTTCCGTATCTGCGTGAAAAACATAGATAGAAGCATCATCTGCCATCGATTCATATATGCGTGTATAGGCATCAAGCAGGAACTGATAGAAGGCATCGTTTCCCATATTGTCGTTCTTAATCTTACCGGCGCTACCTTCATAATTGACATTGTACGGAGGATCAGTCACAACCAGATTTGCCTTCTTTCCATTCATCAGAAGTTCGTAGGTTTCAGGCTTCGTGGAGTCACCACAGACAAGACGATGATCACCAAGGAGCCACAGGTCACCGGTCTTGGAGAAGGTCGGTTTTACAAGCTCAGCATCCACATCAAAATTGTCATCCTGCACACCTTTTTTCGTGTCTTCACGGAACAGATCTTCGAGTTCTTCCGGTTCAAATCCGGTGAGGGAGACGTCAAAGTCAGCACCTTGCAGGTCAGCGATAAGAAGGGCCAACTTGTCGTTATCCCATTCACCACTGATTTTGTTTAGAGCAACATTCAGTGCTTTCTCTTTATCCTCATCCATTTCAACAATGACGCATTCTACTTCCGTGATGCCCATATCGATGAGAACCTTTAATCTCTGGTGTCCGCCAACGACACGAGAGGTAGTGGCATTCCAGATGACCGGTTCTACATATCCAAACTGCTCAATGGAGCGTTTCAATTTCTCATATTCTTTATCGCCGGGCTTCAAATCTTTTCGGGGATTGTAATCAGCAGGAAGAAGCTCTGCGACATTTTTCTTTTCAATTAGCATGATGCAGCCCTCCTGTGTAATAATTTTTTTAATCCTTTGAAAGCGGCATCTATGTCACCAGCTTTAGCCTGTCCTTTGAGCGTGCTAAACTGCTGGAAGGTTAGATGCCTGCGATACTTCTTTAGCAAGCTCATAAATTCAGATAAATCCATATCAATTTCCTTTCCGTGCCAGCAGGAGTCTTTCCATCACATCATCCTGTGGTGTGGCTCCGTTATATTCAGTGGCACAATTTTCTTTTACGATTTGATAGATCTCCATCCAGAGACGATTGGTCTGACTCATAAAGTTCTGACTCATGGCTACATAGGGAGATTGGATCGCATTGCCTGTAGTCGGATGCTTTGCGAGAAATCCAAACTCTGTGATTGCTTCTTCGCATTGAATCCAACGGGCAACACTCATAGCATAGCGTTCCAGAAGCTCCGGAGAGACAAGAGCAGCGCAGCCACGTTCGTGCAGCCAATTCCATGTTTTCTTATAAACTTCTGCAGCAACTAGCTTTTTACCGTTCTTTTGCTTTGCAGATAACATCTTGGATGGTTTGGGCATCGGCTGACTTTCTAAATCGACAGTGCTGTCTGTAAAGTCGATGACAGTCAACTCACGTTTGCCCGGGTTTCCCTCAGCAATCCTGTCAGCTAAGGGCTTTTTCTTGGCTCCAGCGCCGATACGAGCGCCGCCACGGTTTGTACCGTCCTTAGCCATTTTTACACCTCCAGTTCAGGGGCCTATATACCCCGTTTGAAATTGCGACTTTGTGCGTGAGACCCCACGCCCGTTCCCCGGTGACTTCGCCGTAGAGATTTACTGGCCCCTACCGGTTGTGCCAACGGTCGCCATGTTCCGCATGAATCTTGGCATGGCAGGATTTGCAAAGAGCCATCAAGTTTTCTCTATCATGCGTTCCACCTTGTGAAAGAGGTTTTACATGGTGTATCTGCTCGGTTGGTGTGTAGATACCGTTCTCAAGGCACATCTCACAAAGAGGATGGGCAGCAGCATAGCTGTCGCGGATACGTTTCCATGCACGTCCATAGCGACGCTTGGTATTTGGATCTCGGTCGTACTTCTCGTAGCGTTTGGCTTCGTTCTTTTCATGTTCCGGACAGAAGCGTCCGTCTGTCAGATTAGGGCATCCGGGATAGGAGCAGGGACGTTTTGGTTTTCTTGGCATCGTATTCCTCCTTCCGTTTTGGCATAAGAAAAGCCCTGTAGGATTGACTCCCACAAGGCTCTCTGCGATTATCACTTTCGCTATTGTAATATTATCATAAGAAAGGACTCTCATTCTATCACATTAACTCTCATCCATCTGTGGAACCACGATTTCTTTTAATGCTGCGCTATGCATACGATGTATGTGCTGTATAGAATAGTTCAGATCCACTGCTATCTGTTCCCAAGTGATGAAGCAGAGATAGCGTTTTTCCAGTAGCATCTGGTATTCTACGTTGGGAACAGCATGGATAACACCCATGATTTCTTTCTTTAAATCCACCAGCTTTTCGATGTCTTTCTTCAGGCAATCCTCCAATTCAATGATTTTCAAAATGGCCTCTTCCATTCTGGAACCACCGTGGTTTGGGTTTCTAGGCATATCTGAAATGGTAGAAGTACATTTGGTAGCAAGATCATTTAAGGATGCAATCTGTTGAGTCTTTGATGTAATGCGTTCATCAAGATAGCGAGCCTGTAATAAATATTCTTTTGCGTTCATGCTTTACCTCCGGATTGTTTTATTTCCCTCGGATTTGCACGGATTGTCGTGTTTTGTCAAAGACTGTCATAGGTTTGCTTTTACTGCATCGATAAGGGCATTCTGTGTCAGCTCCTTCTTGGAGAGAGCCTTCAGAATACGCTCATCAATGGTTCCTTTAGTGATGATATGCTCTATCACCACGGTTCCGGAGATTTGACCCTGTCTCCAAAGTCGGGCGTTGGTCTGCTGATATAATTCCAGTGACCATGTCAGCCCAAACCAGATAAGGGTGGAGCCGCCAGCCTGTAGATTGAGTCCATGACCGGCAGATGCAGGATGAATGACTGCGACTGGTATCTTTCCGACATTCCAGTCGGCGATGTCCTTGCTGGATTTTATTTCTCTCACATCAAAGCGCTTTTTAATACGGGTAAGGTCGTGCTTGAACCAATAGGCTACAAGAACAGGTTTGCCATTGGCGGATTCGATGATATCCTCCAGAGCATCCAGCTTTCTGTTATGAAACTCGATGATTTCACCGGTATCGGAATAAATGGCACCATTTGCGAGCTGGGACAACTTTCCGGTAAGAGAGGCAGCATTTGCTGCGGTGATTTCTCCATCAGGTAGTTCTAACACCAAGTCGCTCTTTAATTCCTCGTATCTGGCAACTTCATCTTCGGACAAATGAACCTCATACTCGGAAGAGATGAGTTCAGGCATCTGTAGATGGTCTGTCGATTTCATGGAAATGGTGATATCAGAAATTTGACTATAGATACGTTCCTCCGCGTAGGGCTGTGGCTTATAGGAATAGATGATCTGACCATTCCTTTTGTCCGGTACAAAGTAGTTGTTTCGGTACTCGGTAATGAAGCGACCGAGGCGTTTTCCTAAATCCAGTAATCGAAACTCGGCCCACAAATCCATGAGACCATTACTACTTGGTGTTCCGGTCAGGCCAATGATGCGCTTGACGCTTGGTCTTACCTTCAGCAGAGATTTGAACCTCTTTGAATTTTGATTCTTGAAGGAAGAAAGCTCGTCGATGACTACCATATCGTAGTCGAAGGGAAATCCACTGGACTCGATAAGCCATTGAAGATTTTCTCTGTTGATGATTGTTATATCGGCTCTGGCCATCAAAGCGACTTTTCGTTCTTTCGGTGTTCCGACGCAGATAGCAAAGGTCAGGTGCTTCAGATGCTGCCATTTCTTGATTTCAGTGGGCCATGTGTCTCTAGCTACTCGAAGTGGGGCAATCACAAGGATGCGGTGGGCTTCAAAGCTATCGAATAACAGATCAGCGATGGCAGTCAGGGAAATGACTGTTTTTCCAAGACCCATATCGAAAAGGACTGCAGCTATGGGATGTGTCTCAATATAGTCAATGGCATAGGCCTGATAATCATGAGGTTTGAAGTTCATCAATCATTCCTCCAATCTGCTCAACGCTATCAATCACATAGACTCGAAAGCCCAGAGAGCGAAGAAGTCTGTGCCGTGCCTTTTGCAGTGGGCGTGGAGATTCTCCGGGTGCCTTTAATTCTGCGAAGGCAAACTTCCCATCAGGTAATAAGATCAGGCGGTCGGGCATCCCTGCGAAAGAAGGAGACACGAACTTCGGTGCGATACCGCCAGCCTTTTTTACTGCAGTTGTCAATTTATTTTCTATCGTTTTTTCTAACATACTTGTCCTCCATCAGGCCGTTAAATTGAAGATGTGCAAGGTGTATCAATGGTATTTTCCATACTTTTTCTTATTCATAATTTTATAGGTCTAAGAAAAGTTTTATAAAACACTTTGATACACCTTGTCATAAGTGGCCTTAATTCATAAAATCCTCGTCTGCATCGGCGTCCTCATGTAAGCGCAGACCCTTAAAGTAACGCTTTCTGCTCATGGTAACTCGCTCAAAGCCAGCTTTCTCCAATGCAAAGTAGAAGTCAGCGGTACTGCGTACATACTCGTTGCAATCCAGAGAATAGTTGCGGTAGGCCTGATAAAGAGAAGAAGAGCTTTCTTTATAGGACGGGTCAATTTCACATTTGTCAGAAAGAAAGTGACCGAACCAATCGTTCTGGCTACGATATTCATCAATGGCATTCTGTACACACTCCGGCACGGGAATCTGGTAATCCGATTCGATGACTTTCTTGGCACCTTCGATGACCCACGCCAAAATGCTGCCGCCAGCATTGTCATAAAGATACTCGCTATAGTTCTTGATGTCGTTGCTTCCTGTAATTTTGGCATTGAATGGGATGACAATAAGTCGTCTCCAAATACCATCATCGGATGCAGAGACACGAGGCAGATGGTTGGTGTAGAGTACAAGCGTGTGACATGGTTTGAACGAGAACGGGTCCTTGTACTTTTTCTCAGCAAAGACATCATCTGTGGAGCAGAGCTGTTTGACGGTGGAATCATTCAGACGAGCGCCTTCCTGCATCTCGGCAGCGATGAGAAGTCTCTTACCTTTGACCTCGGCCATTTCTGGTTTGATGTTTCTACGACAGCCAACGGTGAGCGTATCTGCGGAGATGTTGCCGGAGTAAAGACCTAGCACTCTGGAAATAGCATTCCAGAAGGTGGACTTACCATTGCGACCATCACCGTAGGCAATGATGAGGGCTTCCACGTAAACCTTGCCGATAGCAGCCAGACCACAAATCATCTGAACATAATCGATGAGTTCCTGATTACCCTGAAAGATGAGATCAAGGCAGTCCAGCCAAATTTGCTGGCCCTTATAATTTGGAGATACCGATGTAATTTTGGTAATGAAATCTTCCGGCAGGTGTTCACGTGCACCAGCCATTCCTTTACGCAAGTCATAGGTTGCTTCTGGTGTACACAGAGCAAAGCAATCAGCATCAAGGTCACGAGGTGAGATCTCCAGCATTGGACGGGACTCTTTCAGCGTGGAAGTAATATTCTTGGAATCTCTACGTTTTACGGCAAATTGTTGATATGCTTTTGCGGCCAGAAATTCCTGATAGGCTTCCATCTGATCCTCATTCATCAGCTGTTCTGCCTTGGACTTAGACATGGAATCAAGCAGGGACTGTGCACCGGAGTTTTTCAATTTGTCGAGAGCTTCGAGCATATCGTTGCCAGATTCCTTCAGTTGCCTTCTGGTAAGCTCATGAGCCACGGCTTGTGCACCCGGTTCGGATTCCTGCCAGTAATGATCAGAATATCGGATGAAGTGGGTTGCCGGAGAGTATCGGAGCTCGCCGGAAAAATATTTTGCCAGTACCTCAGCTTGTCCTACGTCAGAATAGTCTCCAGGCTTGTAACAGGAAGGATCATTATATACTTCTGGGGCAATGTAGCCATCCTGCTGGGAGAGTCTTGCATAAAAACGCTGTGCACTGTGCCAGATAGTTGCAAGCTCAGATGCTTCCAGCGGAGGCTTACACTTTGTTGATTCTTCCATAAATGTCTGATATGCCTTGTCGCAGTCACCGTATTTTTTGATGACACGACCGGCAAAACGAGACATAGTTGCATTACGACTTCCTTCCGGAATAGCAGAACCATCGTATTGACCTTCCGGCAGATCCTCATCGAACAGGTCCTCATCCAAAAACTCAGTCAGATTCGTGCGCCCCGGATAAATCGCAACATCCGCAGTAGTCGTTCCAAAGAAGAAACGAGCTGCATCTAGTGCCTGTGTATCAAAATACGGGAATATGGAATTGACCATTTTTTTCATATCGCTGTAGAGAGAGGCATCCGATACATATTCGATGGGAAACAGCACATGAAATTTTGGTCTTGCCGCTTTCCCATTTTTCTCACGATTGTTGTAGCGACTATAGTGGATAGCAAAACTGACACCCGGAAAAGCCTGCATAATATCATCAGGAGTAACCCAGTCATCCGGGTTTTCAGAGTGATCATTATCGCAGTCCACAGGAAGACAGTCGCTGCCGATGAAGTTATCGCCGTTGCGGTAGCTGTTTTTATATTCGGCACAGACATAGTCGTGGCAGATAGCAGCTTTCAGGCTGTCCTTGTCTAAGATGACATGCTTGTGTGGATAGGAACAGTTACCGGGATTGCCGGTAACATCTGCAGAATAAATGGTAAACATCAGTCATACACCTCCTTGGATTCTTCTTCGAGAACCTTGGTGATAAATTTCAAAGCTCGAATCATGGTTTCTAACTCGCAGTCACCACCGAGGCAGACTTCAAAACCATTACTGCCGCAGT